GGAATAATTGGGAAATTATTGACCCTAAATGTATTACCCCATTCTTATTTAGCCCTGCGGATATGTGGCCGGATAGCATGATGAGAGAACATCATATTGGAAACATTTCTCGAAATTTTACTGATTATAATATAATGCTAAGAAGTAAACCCAAATTATTAAAATCTAATATTAAGCATAGAAATTATTTAGGAACTGGTAATTATTTAGAAGAAACCGATAATTCATACCAAACTTTAAATATTTCAAATGCAAGTATTAATACTAATGAAATGAAAAGATTGGGATTAATGAGATTAATAGAATGCACTTATGATTGGCATTTTAATTTAGTAGACCCTGAAAATCCACCAGATAATAAAAAACTTGTGGATATTTTTGATTATACTAGATATCAAAAAGTAATTAGTTCTGGTGTTTATGTCCAATCGGGCGGTTATTCAAGTAGTGATACTGTAATTGCTACAAAAGATGCTGCAAGTGGTGGTTCTGCTGCTGACCCAAGAACACCATTTGCTCAAGGTGGTGTTTATGACAATGAAGGTAATTATATTGGAACTGTTAGTTCAACTGATGCTTCATCAATTACATTAACTGCTGCGGCTAAAAAGCCAAATGGTTCATTGTATACTGGTTTATTGTATAGATTAAATAATTCTGATAAAGGTGGGGCTAATAATAAAACTTATTATCCATATCAAGCATCAGGAAGAGGTGGAAAATCTACATATTTAAGAATACATGAAAGTAGTAAATCTAAAGATACTGCTGATTCAACTTCTCTTGCGCTTAACCCAGTTAAATTACATATGTTACAATCTGCATTATTTAATGGTAATTCTTCAGAAACATCTACAAATTTTAGTGCTGGTATGGGGGCAGGAACAGGTAGTGAATATGACAATTATTTTAAAACCAGAATGGGGATGACAAATAGCGATACTTTAACTACTTATAATTTACACCATATTTCACTTCCACCTGTTTTTGAAGGTTTTGAATTGTTCCTACCTACATATTCTCTTGCTGGAGTAACTACTCTTTTTACCCCAAATAGTGCAATTACAGGTGGTTCCACAACAAGTTTTCAATACAATAGTTCTGTAAATACCCCCGCTTCTCTTCAATTAGCAGCAGGAGATAAATTGTATAATCATCAAGGTGATTTTATAGGAATTATTGATAGTATTAATAACACCGGAGGTAATAGTGTAATTACCTTAACTGCTGCTGCGGAATGTGATGCTATGTCTGGAACTACATTATACAGGGGAGATACCGTTAATTCGTCTGGTGATTATATGGCTACTACTTCAGTAAATACTTCAGGTTATCACCCATTAGCAGGTAAAAAAGAAGTTGCTAGAAATGGAACACCAACAAATGATTTTATGCATCCCTCTAAAGTTTTACAATCATTACAAAGAGATATCTATAAAAGGGTTGGAGGAGCAAATAAAACAGTTTATAATGGTAGCACATTAGGATTTTCTATCTATTCCTCATTAAGAGCAATTTGTTTATCTAATTTTAGAGTAGAAAATTCAGGAGAAGAAAAAGTAGAAGAAGGGGCATCTATTATATGTGCTACTAATAATTCAGTTCATTCTATTTTCCCACATATGGGTAATAATTACGAAGCCTCGAATACAGTCTATAAAGGAACATCATATTTAATTAATACACCACATGAAGTTTTTGCACTTTATAAAATTACTGAAGAAGATGGGACATTAAAATATAATGCGGGAACAACAAGTGGGGGTTCGGGTGATGCAGGAACAACAATAGCAACAGGAGCAAATATTGTTTTTAAACCATTATTAATTACGGCGTCAAGTGACACTCATGATAGAGATTTTGGATACATTAGTCCTAATGGTCAAACTGATGTAACTATGTTATCATTTGATACTAGTGCTAATATTCGTAATAAATGGTTAGATTTTGTGCCAAATTTAACAGGATGTTATCTAGTAAGTAATGATGGGCCAAGAATTGAAGATGATAGTTCAATTAATGGGAATAGTATTTTTACTAAAAGTATTCATGATAGATATCCTACTAAAATTCATTATATTATTTCTCATACTATTAGAACTAATTCTACTCCCGGAGCAGGAACTCCTTATCACTATCACCAATTAATAATTGATAATTGTGCTAGTTCTGGTGAATTAGAAGATACATATAGAATAATGCGCCCAGCCCATGTTTGTTTATGGCCTAATTCTCCAACAGAAATAGACCTTTACAAAATGTCTAGTCATTATACTAAAAAACCAAATTCAGAAGAAATGTATGATGATATTGCCCACATTCAATTTTATGAAAAAGGATTTAAAAAAGGTGATAGATTTCAATATGATTATAATGAAGGAATCCAATCTATGTATGTTCCTATTAATCCTGACCATACTTCTACTAATAGAAGATTTTTAGTTCCAAGACATACTAATTCAGACCACGGAAATGAATTATTTGGGGATGGAAAACCGTTTAATAATGGTTCTTATGATATGTTAATGAACGATGGAATACAAAAGAATAGAAGAAATATTAATATCACTACTAATACTACAACAATTGGGGATAGTTTTGGTTCATTTACATATACTAAATTAAATTATGGTGAACAAGTTAATGAAAAAATGTCAGGAGTTATATCATTAGGTGAAATTTTTACTTTAACAAGTGACCAAGAAACTAATTTAAGTAGAATTGAAACTGCTTCTATTGGAACAACAGTTAAAATTTGTTCAGAAGCAGAAGATATTATTAATGATATGTTAGAAGAAAATGATATAATATATGATAATTCAACTATTACTTATCCATATTTTACTGGCCCTAATATTCAAGGTGCTGATATTTACAATTCTTCTAAATTTTTAGCAGGTTATAAAAATAAAGAATTATTAATTGATAAGGATGATATTAAATTAATTTCAAACAATGCTACTACTAGATATACTGATATTGAAATTAATGAAAATGATTCCAATGTTAATATTATTGAAATAGAACAGAATAAATCAGGATTTGATATCTATAATGAAATTATTATTTATGGGGATGGGGTTAAATCAATTAAACAAAATATTCATAGTATTAAGAAAATCGGTAAGAAAACCTTAGAAGAATTACATGAAAATTTATCTACACAGATAGAAGTTGATAATAAAGCAAAAAATTTATTAAATTTCTATAATAAAAATGAGAAAAAGGTTACCATTAAATTATCAAATAAAAATATGGAATGGGTTAAATCTGGTGATATAATTGTGATAGATTATCCTAGTGAACATATTCCTAGAGGGGATTATATCATTTTAGAAGTGAAACACGAAACATCAGGTATATTAACAATTCAAGCCGGTGGTTATTCTAAAGCGTTAGATTCTAGATTAGCAGAAATTATTATGAACAATAAGAAAATGGCTTCTTTCTTAAGAAGTAAACAATTTAAATCTCCAACAGTAAATTATAATAATTACGATTCAATTAAACTTAAACCAATTCAAATTATAGCAACAAAAACAACAGTATCGGGTGACACAACGATAGGTTTAACTACTACTCTTGGCTTCGGAACTTTGCTTAAGATAGGCACAAGAACCACAACAGAAGTATTAAGGGAGGATTTAACATGATAACAGATAAAACAAGAAGAAAAGTAGCATTATTTTTAAAAGACATGTATACTAAAGCGAATGTAGGAAATGGTGGTAATGCAACCGCGCCAAATGCAACAGATTTAGATGTGCCAATTCTAAGCACTAAACAAACAACAACTAATTCTGAATCAAATGACACTACAATTGATTTTAGTGCATCTATCAGTGGTGGAAATTTACAGGGAAATAGCATTAGAGAGATTGGATTTTTTAGTAGCACAATGCCCCAAGATGACCAATTTGATGAACTTAGAACTACTACAAGTTATACTGCTGAAACAAGTGATGTAATGCTTGCTAGAATTAATTTTGACGCAATCGGACCATTTACTTCATCTGATACATTAAATTTCACATTCACAATGGAGGTAGAGTAAAATGGTAGGAAATAATAAAACAATATCAACTTTAGCAGCAAGTCCAAGTGAAGGGCTACAAGATGGAACAGATTCAATACATTCAGGTGTAATTAAAGGACTTGAATCATTTGCATATAATAGATGCATTATTAATCATAACGGTTTTACTATTTCAGCACCCGGAGGCTCTACCCTTAATACTGTTACTTTGTTAGCAAATTCTACATATCCTATTCAGTATATTTTTGATGGAAAATTTACCCAATTAGAAACTGGGTTAACTGTTTCTACTGTTGCTCCTCATGGGACATATACAAGATATGATTGGGTTGTATTGAATACCGCAACAAACGCACTTAATATTATTCAGGGAAATGAGGCTTCAACACCAAAAGTTTCTGATTTTAATTCAGATGCTTCAGGTGATGATAAATATATTCCGGTCGCTTTAATTTTAATGGCAGGTGGTTCTGCTAATGGTGTAGCAAGGGATTTCCAAATGTATACATTGGAGAAAAATGATTTATCATTAACTGTGGCTGATGATGCTGCTTCTTCAGGACAATTAGTTGAAGCCATGTCAATTACAAGTGCAAGTGGTGTAACTACTTTTGAGAATAAAGTTTCAAATGCTGATATGATTTTCAAAGTAAATGATGGTGGCACTCCAACGGAAGTTATGAGAATAGATGGAACAAATTCAAGAGTTGGAATTGGAACAGCAGGTAATGAAGATTCCACACTTCATATTCAAGGAACAACAACAGGAACATTAGTCAAATTAGAAGCGTATGAAGGTGGGACTGATGCCGCACCTGATTTAGTATTGTATAGAAATATGAATCATTCAGGAACAGGAGGGAGTGATTCTTCGGCTGATTTGGATTATATTGGCGAAATAATTTTCACGGGATTAGATAGTGCTAATAATGATGCTAATTATTCTTCATTAAAAGGTAGAATTCAAGATAATAATAATACTGCCGAAGCAGGTGGTATCTATTTACAAGTTTTACATCAAGGAGCAAATAAAGTTCCTATTTATTGTGCTGGTCACACAACAGGCACAGGATTAGTAACAGTAAATTATAGTAATGCTGATATAGATTTTAGATGCAAAAGTGCAGATGGAAGTTCTATATTCGCTGTTGATGCTTCAGCATTAAGTAATGCAGGTGCAGTAGGAATAGACACTACTTCACCAACAACATCATTAGACGTAAATGGTAGTTTTTCAACTATTGTTACTACAATTACAGGCTCAACGGCTTCTTATACTGTGGTTGCAGCAGATTTTACAATTATTGGTCATTCTATTGCTAGCCCATTAGTAATAACTTTACCTGCTTGTTCGGATTTTCCCGGAAGAGTTCTTCATATTCATCAATTAGATTCAGGTTCAATTAGATTAGCACCAGACGGAAGTGATACTGTTTCAGGATTTATGACGGCTTCTGGTGGCGGTGCAAATACAGCATCAAATGTTTTTCTTGCACAATATCAAGGATGCACACTTGTTTCTGATGGTGTAAGTAGTTGGTGTATGGTTGGTCAATCAGGTCCAATGCAGTGATTAAAAATCTATTAGTTAAAATGGATTTAATTTCTAAGCCCCCTCACGGCCTCCCTATCCCCCTTCGGGGTGGCGGTGGGGGTGGTAGTGCATCGGCATACGCGAAGCCCTTAGAGGGCATCCCTGACCCCCTTAGAGGGTATTCCAATTGCCCAATCGGGGCCACACCAAATGTTAGAAAATCACTTAAAAAAATAACTTACTAAAATTGGAAATAAAAAAATTTAGGCCGAGGATACGCTAATACCCTCGACCTTATTTTCATTTGATGTATAGTTAGACCACAAGTAAGAACATTCTCGACATTCCCAAATCTTGATAGAGTCTGCTGACCCAACATAAACACCAATTATCCTTCGTGGGATTGTCTTTAATCCACACTGAGGACATTCCACTCTTAATCCCATTTCTAACGCTCACCGCTTTTAATCTTTTCCATGATGTTTTCCATGTAATCTTCAATCGTATCTTCGGTAATGTTTGATTGACCGAATGCCGCGAAGAATAACAATGTAATTACAATCATAAACACAAGCCATGCGAATACTTCACCTGTTTCCATTTTTACCACTCCATTTTTAATTCTACAAATTCTTCTTTTTCTATACTAAATGCCTTAATATCATTATCTAATCCATGCTTATACAAATCATAAACTAATTTACAATCTTTAAGACAATAATCTACTACTTCTTGATATTCACCTTGTTTCCACAAAGCAGGGGCCATTACACTTTCCAATGATTTAGTTTCCCCTAATGTATTATCAACCAAATTTTGAAGCCTAATTCTTTCACCATATTGTTTAGTAATTTCTTTACTTGTATCAATATATTGCCCATCCTTTAAAAATTTTCTAATACAGTAAATATCTAATGAATCCCTTAAGACAGGCAAATCGAAGGCTGCAATATTATGACCTAATAACTTTTTACCACTTTTATGAATATCATCTAAGTCAAATTTTAATTGTCTTAGCGGCAAGATTTGGACATTAGATTTAGCGACAATTTTATCTGTTATATCTCGCTCGACATAAATTTTGCCAATTTGTCCATCCCACGTTGCCACCGTCGAAACGAGAAACATATGCGTATTGCCCCAACCACCGATTTCCGTAGAAAGGTTTTTAGTTTCAATATCAAGGGCAATCACCATTCTATTCACCCGCTTTAGTTCCCCAAAGTTTATTCAATTGTTTTGCTTCATCACTCTTAGTATCTGGTAATTCATATGTTGGTCTTACCAAGAAAAATACTAAGTTTGTTCCTGCAACATTTACAACTGAGGAAGCCATCCAACCTTCTTGTCCTTTAGCATTTAAAACTTCAGTTATTGCTTTTGGACCCTTGTTAATATCAAAAACAATATAATCATTTTCATAAGTCACTTTCATTTTCTTCACTCTCCTTTAATTTAATTAGTGCTGTTTTGCCAACCTTTTTAGATTCAAACAAATGTGAAATTTTCGGCCAATCTCTATAAAATTTTGCTTGGGGGATATTATATCTATTTTCCACATATACTCTCAATTCAGCCTTATTAACCCATCCTTCAATTTTATCCATTGTGCCAAATGCATCAATATAATCTTGAACATTGGATTGCTCGGCAATCGAAGTTCTTCTAACCTTTAGGCTTGTAAGCATCCAGCCAACCAGACTCATATAACCTTGTCGGACAATCCATGATGCCTGTCGCACATTTCGTGGAAAAACTATCCATCTTTCTTCTTCTCGCCTATTTGGTGTTTCTGCAACAGAACACAATACAGCAAGTTTGGCGATATAAATCAAAGAATTGGTTTCAAACAAACTGACTACTTTTCTAACTTCATCAGGTATTTTATTCAAATATCTAACCATATTACTATATTCCAATTCCATTAAATCAGTTACACCATCTGAGAAAGTAACCATTTCAGCCTTCTTACCATCTATTGAATTATACCTTTCCATTGTAAGATTAAATAATTCTAACATATGTTTAGCAAATTTATTTGTAGGCTTCAATCTTGCCTTAGTTATACCAAGTGACCTAATCAATTCTCTTCGCATATCATCTAAAACATGTTGAGGAACTTCTCTAACATAAAGGAACATTCGTTGTAATACACCTTTAGTAGCAATAACATCAGTCAAATGTTCTGGAACATAAGTCGTTGCCCAAACAGACCTTTGACAATCACAAATTAATTCAGGGCCGTGAGCCAATTTCTTTTTAATTTTATAACCATCAGTAGTTAATGTATTCATAAATTTTTGGAAATATGTTACAACATTTTCTTTATGAGCAGACTTCTTAAAAATCCCACTTGACTCAAATTCATCGAATAATGCTAAACCTGAACCTTCTAATGCTCCATAAACTTGTTTTTCCACTTCTTTCTCATCGGCAGTAGGGTGGCCCTCTTCCCCATAATGTTCATTTCTAACTGTTTTAACAGAACCAATTAAAGCGGCATCTGTATAATCTACCACATCGAACATTGTTAAATATGGGTCATCATCGTGTCTTCCTAAAGCAGCGTTAATGTATTCAAATGTCTTTAATGTAATTTGGGTTAAGAAATCATTCAATACTGATTTTCCACTTCTTGCTGTTTGAATCCAACCTACATGGAAACGAGTATCTTCCTTTGTATATCCATAAGGAATAATAATCATATCTTTTAAGATTTGACCTAATAGGCAAAAATATGCAAGGATAGCCGGATATTCATTATATCTTGAAACTTCCCCCATTGTATTTGTCCATTCGATTACCGCCTTCGGTAATCTTTCTTCTACTGTCATGTCATTAATGTCTTGAATTTCATGTTCATTCATTGTTTCACCTTCTTTTCTGAATTTAGTATCGAGAGAATTCTGTTAGCAACAGTATCTCCAATACCTTTGATAACTGTAAGTTCAGAAGGTTTACAGTCACCAATTTCCATTATACATCCGTGCTTATCTAATAATTCTTTTGCTTTTGTTTTACTAACACCTTTGATACTTGTTAGCATATCTATTCTAACATCATCTGTTGCTATTCGTTTTAAACTTGTAGGTGCTATAATCTGTCTTTTAACTGGAATCATTTTTGCTAATGTCACTAATTCTTCTGCTGCGTCCTCAACTGTATCTCGCCAAATTACATTAATACCATAATCTAATCTAAGTCTACCAATCGCCCCTTTAAACTGTAATGCCAATCTATTTTTAATTTGTTGTCTTGATGTGTTTGAATCTATTTTAATATATTTAATTACCTTTACAACTGCTTCTTCAATTGTTCCATAAATCACTACAAAATTGTTGTTATAATTTTTGTCCATATTGTCTACCTGTAACCACATTCGTTTATTCATAACTGACTGTAAAAAATCCTGTGCGCTTTTTGCTTCAAAACAAGCATCACCAATTACATAATCTCCAACTTCTAACCATTCTTTTTTATTTAAAACATTAATCTTATTTGCTTTTCTAATAACTTCACTACTGAAATCTGATTTTTCTCTACTATCTATAATTAATTCCATATTTAAACCTCCGGAAATCTCCAACATTTACCAACACAATAACCTTCACTAATTAATTTCATACAGGTTGGTGCAATATATCCACCATCATTATTAATTGTATACCAAGCATGATACCTTGTTACTTCTTCGTCCCAATCTAACCAAACACCATCATGTGATGCAATCGACCTTAATTCGTCCATTACCATTTCTAATATTTTTAGGTTATTTTCCATATCATGCGATTTCTTATTATCTGCCAATAACGTCCTAAACCAAGAAACAAGATAATATCTGGCTTCATGAGTCGGATTCTCCACCATGATGCTATTATTCAAACAAGGTAAAATTGGCAGTTTCCCCACCTTCTCAACCGCACTAATTTCGATAGGCGCGGCGGCAATAGAGGGGGCTTTAGGCCAAACGGCAGGGCTATTACCATACCGTATAGGCGGTGAGAAATTTGGATTTCGGGTTTTATTCAAAACAGCCTCCATAGATACCAAATCCTCCTTTACTAATGGCACACAGTATAAAAATTCTTCAGTGTTCATATTAACTGTATTGGGTATTCTTCTTAATCTGCGAGTTTGAACCCCTGATTTATCTAAAGTCCCATTTGATGCTCTTGGATATAACTTATAGAAAAATTGTTGAATGTCCCTAATTGATTCAGACTTCTCACCATATACAAATACATGAAAACCATTACCACTAAAATAGATTTCATAAGTATAATCAAAATTATCTAAATACTCTAAAACAGAATGAACATCTTCTAATGATAATTCTAGTGGCTTACCATGTGAATCAAAATCAAGAAATAATCTATCTAAAATCACAGATGATACTACTGCTTGGTTATCTCCAAATCTACGATAATCATATACACTTGTATAACAATTCATTTTATTATTAAATCGCTTTACAAAAGTTTTAAATTCTTCAACGTCATTAACTATTTGTCTTTTCATTTGCCGCTTTTTAGTTAAATGACTTCCGGCCCATACTTCTCTTGGGAATTTCATACTCTTTTCACACCTTTAGGCGCATCAATTCCATCATCACCTTTAACCATCTTTTTCTTCTTCGGCAAAGGGGGTAATTCTTCCGGTATAGATTCGGCAACCTTAACTTCCTGTGCAGGTGACTTAAATTTTACAGTAGCAGTTTCAAAGCACTTTTGGAATGAAGTCATAAATTCTTTCTTTATGATATTTTTACATTCCATACTTATAATTTGCCCTAATGTTCTTCCACCTTCATCAATTTGAATTTCCCAAACCAATTCTAATATTGTTGAGGTATCTAAACTAGAATAATAATTATGTGCTAATTCTTCACAAACATCATTAAGTTTCAATAAACTAGCAAATGCCCAATCACCTTCTTGCACAATCTTATCTATTTCTTCTTTCAAAACCATCCCTCCACTTTATTTGAATCTGCATTATAATTTAATGCTGCGTCAATTGCTGCTGGGCATAAATCTTGGTAACTACACCATACACATTTCTTATGGAAATATGAAGGCTCAAATTCATCTAATTCATAGGCATAGATTAAATCAGCAATAGATTTAAGCATAGCATTTTCTGAGCGAGTATTTACATCTTCCAAATAAATATGATTACTTGCAGGATAATACCAACCCCACTTTGTTACTTCACCGTCCCAATCAGGAGAAGTGTCCATCAATAATTTGTAGAAGGCCATTTCTCTTCGCATAGTAGTTTTCTTACTATCTTTCCATACGCCTGTTTTAAACTCAAAAGGCATAAAAGCATCACCATTTCGATATATCCTATCAATAATACCTTGAAGGTGGACCACATAATCTCTATTTAATGGTCGCTTTGGATTTGTGTTTCTAGGAACAAAGATTGTTGAATCTAACATTAATTCATTACCAACAGGTAAAAATTCTTCTAGTATTCCACTATTCTTAAAATCAATAAATCGCTGTGCTTCATATGCCGCCATATCTGAAGTCATATCTGTATAATCATCAATAGGAAACAACGATGAGAAATAATCAACCAAATCCGAATAATTCATCGGTTCTGCCTTTTTAATATCAACATCATTGTAAAATGCTTCATATGAATCATGAATAACAGTTCCTTTTGTCATAGCCTCAGTTTGTTCTTGAGGTCGTCTATCCATATAAGAATATTCATATTGTTTATTACACCACTTAAATGAACCAAGTGAAGATTTAGTTATCTTCAAAATTGGCTTTGATGGGTCATCTGCCCAATCAGCATTCCATTGGTATGTATATTCATCATCTTCTTTAGGTTCTGGTCGAACCCAATTTCCTTCTTCATCTTCATGTCCGTATGTTCTAATATATGTCATTTTAATCACTTCCTAACCAATCGTTTAATTCTCGTTGGTTCTCATCTATCATAATATCCTTTATATTCCAACCCATCGCATTAAAGATGGGTATTGCCTTTTTAATGACAGATTTTGAAGCATAGGCATCCCAATTAGGGACACACAAATCTTCAAATTCTTTCATCTCTTTTACAGCAACATATGTTGCTTTTCTATCTTTTGAGCCATCTGGTAACATAAACCATTGTGGCCCATTAATATTCTTACATTCCATAAACAAAAATGAGTCTGTTATTGGGTCATCAGCATTAATATGCTGATTGTAATAACAAACCCCTGCGATACCACCCGACACCGAAGCGTAAGTATTTAACTCTTGCCTTACTCTCCCACGCTTGATAATATCAGTTATTGGTATTCTTCCCTTTTTTACATCGTTATATGTCTTTTTACAATAAGACATAACTTCATCATAAGGTGTAACTGAAGCCCACATTTGTAGTAAATTCTTTTGAAACTCTTTTCCAATCGCATTTTCACTAATGCGCTTCATTGAGAAACC